ACATAAGTCATCATCTTACCAGGACCTGGTCTTTCTTTTCTTAGATTCTTAGTAACCCTGTCATGATTTCTTATCTGACTATCTTTTCTAATACGATTTCTAAACCAATCCATAGATTCTTTAGTACCTAAAGAAACTTCGGCTTTAGCTGCTAATGCTTTGTATCTATTAAATAGTGTATTAGGCATAAATTATTTATTCAAAATTTTATAATATTTGCAGGAGATATTAATGCAAGACAACAGGGACGTTATAGAAGCCGGCAGAAAGTCATGGAATAAACTATCTATTCTTATGGATAATGATCCAGAAGTATTTAGAGATTATGAAGCTTTCAAAGAATTTTATGAATTACTTGTAAGAAAACTATTCAATGAGGAGAACTCTTTGTAATGCCTTCTTATAATTTTATTAATAAAAAAGGTGAAATCGAAACTCATATGGTAAAATATGAAGATCTAGATCAGTTTAAACTAGATAATCCTGAACTAACATACACTATTAGTACACCTTCATTTGGTAATAGGTCTGTTGATAGTGGTAGATTACCTGAAGGTTTTAAAGATCGTATGCGTTTACTAAAACAAAAGAACCCTACCTCAAAGGCAGTAGATCATCTAATATGACAAAAGCCCTATCTAAAGAAGAAAAAGATTTTTTTGAAAAGAAATTAGCAGCGGTAAGAGATAAAGTAGAATTATCTTTTGACGAAAATGAAAATGGTCCTTTTAATCTACCTGCACCTAAAGATATTTTTGAATACTTAGATAAGTTTGTAGTAGGTCAAGATAAAGCAAAAAAGATGCTATCAGTAGCTGCTCATAATCATTATAAAAGATTACTTATCTATAAAGAATCTGATTTTGAAACTAAGCTAGACAAAACTAATCTTATGTTATTGGGACCAACTGGTTCAGGTAAGACCTACCTTGTTAAAAGGCTAGCAGAGTTTCTTAAAGTACCTTGCTTTATAGCTGATGCTAATAGTTTAACTGCAGCTGGATATGTGGGTAAAGATGTTGATTCTTTAGTTGACGGTTTAGTAGAAGCAGCACAAGGTAACTATGACGCAGCTGGTACAGGTATAATTTTTATTGATGAGTTTGATAAAATAGCTAAAAGAAAAATACCAGGAAAGAATAGAGATGTTGGTGGTGAAGCAGTTCAGCAAGCTTTACTTAAGCTTATAGAAGGTACAACAGTTGAAGTAGAGAAGAATACTAGCTTTGCTAAAGTTAAATTTCAAATAGATACTTCTAATATTCTTATTATTGTAGGTGGTGCTTTTGTAGATTTAGAAGAAATAGTAGCTAAAAGATTGAAAGTAGGGCCAACTACTAACTTTGGTTTTGGTGCTGACCTTAATCAGTCTACAGCTAATCTTGGTTTATTACATGAAGCTAAACCAGAAGACCTAGAAGAGTTTGGTTTTATTCCTGAAATCTTAGGTCGTATTCCTCTTATAGGAGTATTAGATGAACTTACAGAAGAAGATCTTGTAAATATTTTATCTAAAGTAGAAAATAATTTAGTTTATCAATATAAGGAACTTTTTAGTTATACAGAAAATAATTTAGTATTTGAAGATGAATCGCTATATGAAATAGCAAAGCTAGCTAAACAACAAAAGACAGGTGCGCGAGGTTTAAGAAGTATCTTAGAAAATGTATTATTAGAACATATGTTTGATTTAAAAGATGCTATTATTACAAAAGATAATGTTAAAGAAATTCAATCACAGCTGGGTAGATCTACCAAAGCTTAAACAAATCAATACAGATGAAGGCAGAAGATATGCAATTAATGAGGAAGTTAAGTATCCTTCGATTACAACTGTCCTTGGAAAAACTAAGGATTTACGTGCTCTTAAAGAGTGGCGTAAACGCGTGGGGGAAGAACATGCAAATAAAGTTACAAAAGCTGCAACAACTCGTGGAACGTCAATGCATAAACTTTGTGAGAATTACCTGCTCAATGAAGCTTTGGATGATCTTGGTTCTACTTCTGGTGAGTTATTGTTTAGGGGAATTAGACCTTTCTTAGATAGGATAGATAATGTACGAGCACTTGAATCAGGATTATTCTCTAATAAACTACATGTCGCCGGAACTGTTGACTGCGTTGCGGATTATGACGGAGAACTCACAATTATTGACTTCAAAACAGCGAAGTCTCCTAAGCGAGAGTCTTATATACACGACTACTACATGCAGGGAGCGTTCTACTTCACGTCGTTTTATGAACTAACTGGTATGTTACCTAAACAAATACTTGTACTTATTTCAGTACAAGATGGTTCTGTTCAAGAGTGGTTTGTAAAAGGTAAAGATATTATACATTGGACAGAACAGTTAAAAGAAAGGATTAAGAAGTATGAATCTTCTCAAGCCATCTGATATTGCTAATGCAGCTACTGATGTTGCTACATTTGTAGAAACTAGTGAGTTAGCAGATAAAGATAAACAGAAAATTTTAGAAATGGTACGTGATTTTTACCAAGATAAAAATGAACATATAATAGATCAATACCTTGCTACTTTAGCTCAACGAACGATCGATAAACATTTTCCACAGACAGGATTTGAGTCATAATGTTTACATCTGAAAGTGAGCTTACTAAAAAAGTTAAAAATATATCTGATGAGATTGAAACTTTAAAGAAACTTTCTCCAGAACTTAACTATATTGAATGTACAGTAGAAATTTGTGAACGTTATGGTATAGAGTTTGAATCAGTTAAGAAAGCTCTACCAAAAATTATTAAAGAAAAAATAGAAGCAGATGCGATGGAATTAAACATGCTTAAGTATAAGAGCCCAAGGATAGCATGACAAAAGATGGATACGAAGTATACATTATGTACTTGGCTTTGCAACGTCATTTCAGTACTAATTATGATTACTTCCAATATAACGGAAAAGTTAAAGCATCTAAGGATGCGTATTCAGCTCGTAATGATATCTTCAGCTTTGAAAAACTTACGAAAATTATACGCAAAGAAGATAGAGAAGATTTCTTCGTAGCTCATTTTTTAGAAAATCCTAAAGAATGGATTCGTAATATGTCTAAACCCAAAATGGAAGAGTTTAGAGCAAAGTTTAGAATGTTTCCAATAAAATTTAAAGAAGATCTTTACTATCTACAAATTAACGGTCCCGCAGCTATGCTAGCTTGTGAACCAGATAAAATACCTCTTATTCATAGCAGCTGTATAAATGGTTCTGTATCATTAGAAACTATTTGTGTATTAGATGATATTTTTCCATACTTAGAAAAACATGAACAAACAGTTACTGTACCCTTTGTATGGCCAGATCATATTAATAAAGTTAAGAAGTATAAGCCTTTTGTTAAGAAAAAACTTGAATGTAACTTTATAAATATAGTAGACATTGCTCGCGATGTCTTGCTTTAACGAAACGACGAAACAGTGAAAAGGAGAAACATATGTCATTTCAAGATTACCTAAAAAACCGTCAAGATGCCTTCGCAACTATGACGGACTCTCTCAAAAAAGAAGTTAATACTGAAAACCGTCCAGGTGATGATGACCGTATCTGGAAACCTAAAATGGGTAAAGATAATACTGGTTATGCAGTTGTACGTTTTCTTCCAGGTATGGATGTAAATAAAACTCCATGGGTAAGGGTTTACTCTCATGGCTTTCAAGGACCTACTGGTAAGTGGTATATCGAAAAATCTCGTACTACTTTAGGAGAACAAGATCCTGTATCAGAGTATAACTCTAAGTTATGGAACTCTGGTGTAGAATCTAATAAAGAAGTAGCGCGTAAACAAAAGCGTCGTACTTCTTATTATGCTAATGTACTTGTAGTAAAAGATCCAGCTGATCCTTCTAACGAAGGTAAAGTTATGATCTATCAGTTTGGTCAAAAGATCTTTGATAAGATTATGGCTTCTATGCAACCAGAGTTTGCAGATGAAGAAGCTGTAAACCCTTTTGATCTAATCGAAGGTGCTAACTTCCGTATTAAGATCAAGATTGTGTCTGGTTATTGGAACTATGACTCTTCTGAGTTTGAACGTCCTTCTGCCTTATCAGATGATGAGGGTAAACTAGAAGCAGTATTCAATGCTCAGCATGATGTGCATGAGTTTGTAGACCCTTCAACGTTTAAGTCTTATGATGAGTTGAATGCAAAACTTATGACTACTATTGGTACAGGTATGGAAGAGCAAGAAGCTCCTCGTCAAGTATCCGTGCCAACAGCTGAGACTACTGATACTCAAGAAGAGTTTGCAGCAGTATTTGATAAACCAGCAGGTTCTTCAGTAAGTAACGATGATGATGATCTGGAAAATTACTTTAAGTCGCTAG